CGGCATCTTCTAATAGACGAATGGGAAAACGTAGCCTCTCACCTTCACGCAGGTTGAGACAAGAGCGACCCTAGTTTTTACGAGACTAACGATAGAACTCGAACACTTATCCTAACGGGTTAGTGTTATACCCGACATTGGTTTCTTTACCTATGCTATACTGATTCATTATTTCTTTACGTAATTACAATAATAATAAACACGAAAGAATCAGTATTTCGTGAGATTTTTGGGCTATTCTATGCCTATTTGATGGCATCATCACATCATTGTTGATACCAATTAAAGTCCCTGTCCAATTTTTCTGCCTACTTCTATGGCTCCAGCAATTTATCTACCATAGTCACCATTAATAACCTCAGGAATAATTTATCTCACACTTTATAAGAATTTGGACATATAAGAGTTATCTAAATTTGGCGCTTCTGGAGGTGACCAAGATCCAAATGGGAGTGTAGGTACGTATTCTACATGACATACGACCTCAATTCTAAATGTGTCAGTTGCAGATAGACCGTTAAATAGAATCCACATTTAATTTCTGTAAAATGCTTCTTAAGTTAAATCAGCAACTTAAATGGAAGAATTACCTTGAATAAAAATGTCATCACTCGGATCTAATGGTAACCATATTAAATCAGTACCTGTGGCAGGAATTTATCCAGCTGCTATCTCATAACTAGTTGGATATTACCTAAGAGCTTGTGGACTTGGGATTGGGATGAAAGTCGAATAATAAGTTTATGATGATCCTGGCAAGACACCTAATGTTATTGTACCAGATTTGTTTACTTATTAACCTGTTGAAAATATTCTAATTCCAGTTGCTAATGTCCTAGCAGATGTCCATCTTTTAGAACTATCAGTAAATGATGTTGTTGATTAATCTACCGGATTGTTATTTACTGAACCTCCACCTGCTAATGGGTGTACATATACTTGGTTAGGAAATGCAACGGTAGAAGCTGCATATGTATAGTTTGTCGTTACACCGGGATTCACATCCTTATTAACATTGAACCAAGCAAACCCATTTGGCGTTTATTATAAAGAAAAGGCATGTGGCAAAACACAGCATGCTCCTTATGCTACTCCTGGTGTGAAGTCATATTCTAATCTATAGGTCAATAATGATGTAGGTTAGAAGAATTTAGAGGGTCCTCTAACTGCTTCTGAGTTAAATGGAGAAACAACCATTCTCTCATATTTCTTATACTCAGAGTTAAAATTAAAGTTCTTCTTATAATCTTTTCTAATCTCTGAATCCTATATCATCTTTTTCCTATTTTTATTCAATGCTGACTTCACTCTCATCTATTCACTATTAATCTTTGTAGACAATTTACTTATATTTTGTGCTAATTACTATACTTGTTAATTGAGATTAGCTTTCTCCTTCTTAACAAGGGTCTAATTTACAGTAGACCTCTTACTCTTTCCTCCTTGGTATGGGTTTTTGTTGTCATTTTTAGGAACAAAACATTTTTCACGTCATCGATTGTCAGTCGCTAACAACATAATAAATATAATACAGAACTAATAATCGAATATCACATTTTTTATGTGAGCCCACCAACCCACCTCAATTGAATTTAATTAACCTAAAATATCCTAAGTACCTCTAAGCGGTATACTTCTAAATACATCATGTGATTATGACATACTAGTGAATGTATCATATTTATTTTAATGTTAATTAGATTCAAAATCTTCACATTTATATGTTTTTTCATATAACAAATTATTCAATTCTGTAAAATCATTATTACTTATACCAGATTAAATGCTCAATAGTTGTTGTTAAGAGATACCTTCTAGATCTCCTATGTTGCACGCTGACTAAAGAAAAATGTCATCATCTTAAGGTGTTGAATACTATGACATCTAAAGTTTTTTATATTAATGCCCTACATACGTCTCATGTTATGACAAATATTCCATACCAAGGGAATCTGAACATTTGGGCTAATATTACAAAAATTCCTTCAAAAAATTGAGCCCTGGGCCGCTCAAATAAATTGAATTCGAACATGCTTCCTTTAACATTTTTAATCTCGGTTAGAAATGTTTTAAATTGTTTTAAAAAGGATATTTAGAGTCTGTATATTATTGGGAGATCAGTATTCTAGGTAAATTACGAAATAATCTAATTCCCACAGACGCGTCATACGTACCGTTTAAACTTAAAAAGGAAAAGAATTTATTTGATATTACCAATCCCTTAGTTACTTATCCTAGACCGTGAACTTTCTATTCCTTATCTGTTGTATAGACACGATAAAAATTCCTTTAAAATCTCTAAATGCTTTTTTATTCAGTAATAGCTAATACATCATCTCCACAAACGAATAATGAATATTTCTATATATTGGACAAATAAAAAGCATATCTTAAATAGAAAATGACACGTAAGGTATTACCAAATGTTGTACGTGTTGGGTGACCAGAAAATACTGTACCACATATTTAGGCTCTAAGGACTCTCTTCTTATTATCAAAGCCATTAATATAAGCATTAGGACTCAACACCATATTCTTTATCCTAATTTTTTAAGCATCAGTTAGCCATGGTTCTGTAGCAAATATTTTTTCAATAACTGATTCTATGAGATAGCTATCGATTGATTCTATCAATTATTAATGTTACCTTGAGTCATGAGCATCACCATCATTTGATATAAAAACTGGTGATTCAAATTTTTTATATTCATCAGTTATAGCTTACTCCTTCCCTTATAAATCCATATCACCAATAAAATGATTACAACACCTCTTTAGATTTTTCTTGCAATTATAAGCTACCCAACCACCATATACTTTCAAATAGCCTGATGGATTAAAAATATTTCTCGAACGTTTCGATGTTGGTCTAGACCCAGATGATATGTGATATTCTCCGCTTTTGGTAAACACTTCATATGTTATGTCTGATCTCATAACTAAATCAGTAACTTATTCATGCTTGAATTTTTCCAAATAATTCTAATACATCTTATGTTTATTAGAATCTACATCCTTTACATGTTGCATATATTCATCAAGGGTGTAATTTTAAAAATTATCTATAAAATCTTTTGAGAATTCAGATGTTTTAAAATATTATTTAAAATCTTATAGATAATTATAATCACATTGGGTCTTTCCTCCACATTAACGACCGATTAGCCCAGCAAACAAATTCATAACACATCTATCATATGCCCACAACTAAGCATTACAATTAGTATCCAACAATTTTCTTTTTGAATAAGAAGAACCACAAGAACAATATTTAGAATAAAAATTGTAAAAATCTGATATATTGTCGAAAGTCTTTTCTTTTCCTTCATAATCATATAAAGTTAACTTAGGCATAGCAATATAAGATCTCTAAACATAATCATAATATTTTAAGTCTTCTTAATGTATTGATATATGTTCTTC